GAAGTTGCCCTTGAATCCGGGGCGAAGGCGTGGGACGTCGAGAGCGGAGAATGGAATTTGGGAGACACCCTGCATTGCAAGGTATTCCATCGTGGACATGTCACCGCCCTGGCCGTCACTCATGCCCGGCTTGTCACCGAGATTGAAGCGATCGTATAGGTCCGTGCCGACGTTTAAACCTGCGCCTGCGACTGTAGAACCGGCGACGTTTGTCAACCGATTCAACATGGTGTCTTGAGCGAGACGTGGGGTGAGCTTGGGTGCTGCTCGGCTAAGTGCTGCGACACCCGCTTTACCGCCCAGGCCTGCTGCGTATGGGAAGGCTGTGGTGGACAGCGCGTGGAAGGTTGCTTGTCCGGGGTTACCAGTTTGCTCGTAAGACTGACCCCCTGACAAAGCACCTGCGGCCAGGGCACCCCAACCGCCGCCAAACATCATGGCGATCTGTGGAATGCCGTGGCCAATTCCACGACCCACGTTGCGATACATGTCACTGTAGCGCGTGGAACCTGGGTCGTCGAATTTGCCCGCTAGGGTGGAGAACGTGTCGCCGAGTCCGGAGGGGATTCCAGTTTCCTCAACCAACCTCGACATGAAACGAGCTGGTGCCTTAATAGCAGCACCACTGACCGCCTTCTCGAAACCAGGCTTGCCCTTGACGTATTGGTCAAGGGTAACGTTCTTGTAACGAGGGTCGGTCTCTTGTAGCGTTTTGTGCAACGCTACGACCTGTCCGTAGGATGGTGAGGGCATCGGTTAATAGAATGAGTTTCTGGGCTTCACCGCCTTGGAACCAACCGGCGGGCGATAGGGTGTGGGCTGAGTCTGTCCACCAGTCTTGCCGAACCCGGCGTTCGCCATCAACGCAGCGATGGCATCATTGCCAAGGCCCATTTGGTAGGAGGTTGAGGGCTGACCGGGTTGCAGGTTGTTCGCACCCTGAAGGAAGGACTGCATGGGGACTTGCAGACCGTTGACTGTGGTGGTTGAAGGTCCTTGTGGAACTCCACCCGTCGTGGCACCGCCGCGGAGTCCCGGTGTCATGTTAAGCGGGATTGCGGGTTGCTGGTTGGTCTGGCTCATCTGCTGGAAGATCTCAGCACCGGACATTTCGACCGGCTTACCGTTGACGATCTGAGTGCCCTGTGCAGGTGGTGCGATGGTCCGTCCGTTGGGATTGCCCCAGACACCCTGGTTGAACCGTGCTTCAGCGCTGGGACGTGCAGACGCTTCGCCGCCACCTGACAAGGACGCGCCGTTCTCGTCGATGATGAGACCGCCGAGTTGCGGGTTCATCTTGTAGAGTTCGTTGAGTCCGTGGTAGGGTTTGGCTCCAGGGTTTTCAGGAGTGCTGGTATTGGGCCGCTCACGCAGGAATCCAAGGTTGGCCTGTTGCTGCTGGAGCTGAGTGCCCATCAGTGCGTTGACAGTTTCTGCCATGGAGTTCTGTTGTGGTCCAGGTGCTTGTTGAGGCCCCGTTGCAGGTGCATCAACCGGTGTCCTTCCCGTAGCGGTTTGACCGCCACTGAAGGCTTGTGCGAGGAGCTGTCCAATGGGACTGTTCCAGAATGCTTGCGCAGTAATTGCTGCCATATAGGTAGGGTGTTAATGAGTGATTACTTGGCTTCAGCTCGTGCTTTGCGCTCAGCAGCACGTTGTTTGGCTCTCTCACGCGTGGGCGTGGTGCCGAAGATTTTCTCCAGGAACGCGGCGACACCCTCAGTCATGGCGTCCACGGGTTTGTCAGGATCGTAGACGTCCTTCTTCTGGGTTGGTCCAAAGTGCGGACTGGTGAGGGTTCCCGCGGACAAGGCTCCGAGGACGTCTCCGAAGGCTCCACCTGACGCAGGGCCGAGGCCACTACGAGGGGCGTCTTCCCCGGCGGAGGATGGTACGGGTTTCCCTCGGAGTCTGCGAACCCCTCGTTTGGTGGCTTCAGGAGTGTTGGGATCGTCGAGAATGGCTTGGGTTTCGGCGTCGTAGTCGGTTCCAGTGCCAACACCTGTTGCACCAGCGCCACCTAGAAGTGCAGCACGAGGGTCGAATGGAGGGCGAGTCAGGTGCTCGATCTGGGCATTCTGTCCCAGGAGCTCGAAGATGGTCTTGACGCGTCCGAATTCGTCGCCGAGTGAGTTCTCACGCGCAGCACCACGCACCTGCTCACCACGGAACATCATGTCCATGAGAGCTGCCTGTGGGCCGAGTTCAGCCATTTCGAGCTGAGGGGCGAACATGCGAGCAGCACGACTTTCGACTGATCCTTCACGAAGGTCTTGATTGGTGAGGAGTTGATTGTTGAACAAGCGTTGTTCTTCATTCTTACTCGCCTCGAGTTCCTGATAAGGGAACAGTTTCTGCAACCGCTCTTCTTGTGAGCCCAAGCGGACATCTTGATTGCCTTCACGAATGTCCTGGTTGGTTTTCAAGCTGTTTTCGAACAGCCTCTGCTCCTCACCTTTGCTTGCACCAAGCACCTGAAACGGAGTCAATTGCTCCATAAGGTTGTTGGTGAGAGTTGCACGGCGCAATTCCTGCGGGCGCATTGCCTGCTCTGCGTCGACACCTGCCTGACGTGCGTTAATACCACTCAGCGCCTCAAGGACACCGAAGGTTTGACTTGGATCAGGCGTCATTCCCTGCAGCTGGCTCAATTGCTGGAGCTTCGCTGCACGAGGATCTTGCTTTTCCGGTTGTTTCTTTTTAAGAGCCATGGCTTTACGCGAGGTAGAAGGTGAATGATGGAATGGTCAGTTCGTCACCGTCATCGGTAACAAATGATGAAAGACTTGGATTTCCTACAAACTTCTGATCAACTCTGACACCTGAGCTACGTCCAGACTGCCAAGTGCCAATCACGATTGAAAAGTCCGTGGCGCTGGTTGACGTTACTCCAGCGAGTCCTGGTAATGTTTGTCCGTATACAACTGGAGGTCCCGGCGTTCCGTTTACGACCACTTCTGCAATCAGGTTCTGAATGCCGATTTCGTGAATTTCAGGAGGCAGTTCTGAGTCTGGCTGTGACCAATCGTAAACAAACGTGAATGCAATGTGCAGGTAGAAAGTAGCGAAACCGAATTCATTTAGCAAATCGAAGGGGAATAGCCAGCGAGCACGTTCACGATTTAACACCACATCATCAAATGTCTTTGTTGCCTGAGGAGCAAACACAGTGGCATCCTGCACGAATGGAGTCGGACACGTGATCCCCATTCCTGTGAACTTGTTGTATCCATTGCCTTCCAAAACTGGAACCATCCTGTAAGCCGGGTCTCCATCAGGGTCAACCCAGGTAGTGACAGTCCTGAATCCCTTCTTTGCGGCCCTTGATAAAACCCGCCCAGAAGCTTCACGAAACTTAGGGATAGTTTTGGTGATGATCATACTGCACGTAGCTTGAACTATCTACTGGAGTGTAAACTCTAAAGTTCCCATACCCTGCAGCTCTTAGAAACTGATATTCAGGATCGTCCGGAACCTCGCTCCTGAAGAACGCTTGGTTGTAGTTCTTGAAAACTCTCACACCCTCAGGTCCGCCTCCACCTGGAGGATCTCCGATTGACGTATCCAAGTCCTCGTTGTAAATCGCCCAGACCCAAGGACTTGCAGGGTCGATGATGAAGAACGGGTCACCACTGGTGATAACCGGCCACAATCCAACCCAAAGACCGTGCCCTTTCCACTCCAAGGGAATTTGCAAACCAAGTTTGAACTCTGTCACCACAGAAATTGCACTTCCAAGATACGTAGCAAGCTGTCCGTTTGAATATCCAGGAGTGATCCAGAAGCTGGTAAAGTTCGAAATCTTAATGTAAACCGAGTTAGGTAAGATCGGGCAGCTAACTACATTCTTCTGCACGTGCCTCTTTCTACGAGAGACCGTTTTGTCTGGGTCCCTCCAAACTGTAGACTCATAGGCATCATTGTTGTAGTGCTTCATTCCAACGTGATCTCGGTTTTCACCGTCTTGAACAGGTTATACCGCCACGGAACACTGGTAAACCCAACGACCTTCAACTGCCCAATGGACCCTAAATACTGCGAGGCTGTTATGTTGGTTGAGCCCCACGTGAAACTTTCACCAATCAGAGGTCCATAGTACGAATCTTCCTCATGCGTGGTAACAAACAACGAACCAGTGTTTCTCAACACCGCAGGAAGGTCCACATTGAAGATGATCCCGTCGTAGCGAAGAGGCTCGGTCTTAAACGAGTACAGCACCGGAGGAACCTGCACTGTACTATGAAACGTCGTCGTCACTTTGGCCACTGTGATCTTCGTCTCTTCCTCACGGAGGAGCGGTTCAAAGATCGGATAAGTCCTCCCCTGCGCTTCCAAGAAGATGCTGTCGAACGACCAGCCAGTCAGTAACCTCGGGAACGTGTATCGGATGTTGTCATACGACACAACCGTCGCACCAGAGCTGATCGTGTTCCTGGTTCTTAGCCAGTGAAACTCATCAACCTGTTCAACCTCATCCTCAATACCCGCCGAGCTCGAATTCCCAGGATTGGTCGCGAACACCTCTCTAACAATAACCACAGGAAAATCCGTCTCTGGATCGCTCTTCGACCCAGTCAACGTGATAAACCCAGTAACGTCCCAGGTCTCCTTCTGTGCGTGCACCGTATCAAAGTACAGCACCTCAGACCTCAATCTTGTAAAGCTAAGGGCATCAGGACTTGTTCCAGCAGGCACAACCTGCGTCGTCTTAGTAATCGTCGCGATATACGGCATGAGCTTCTCGAGTGCAAGCTCATTAACCTTATTAACCCTCGAAACGAACGTCCCTGAAGTTGAGGTGCCCGTAATAACCGTTGACAAACTAATCCGACTTTCCTTACGATTACGTTCGTTTTTGATTTCAACGAAAATGTCTCCAAAACGCTGGGCCGGTGAAGTATCTGCATTCGGGATCGACCCTTCCCACTTCCTGACATATTGCTGGATCTGTGGTACATACTCGTAGTGCATCAATGGCGGGCCGTCTTTCGACATGGCCTGCAATGGTGTGAACTCTGCACTGCCGCTTCCGATACTCATTAGAGGTCCTGGACTGCGCCACCTTCCACCGAATAGCTGTCATGGTTGATAAGAACCGCCAAGTTCTCATCACGCTCACGTGTGGGAGGGGCAATGTTTCCTTCTTGTCTCATAACAAAAGTCTTGGCCAGAAGGTTGGCCTCGCAAATTGCGGCGAACTGCAAATACGCAGTGCCTCGTTGTGTGAAGAAATCCACACTGGTTGACTTCTCATACTCAGCCAACCACTTATACCCATCCAGGACGATGTCCACATCTTCATCCACCGCTGGATAAAGGAACATGTCATCACCCATAATGATCAACTGCGACAGTCGGCTATTGAAGTCCGAAATAGCCTCTCCGCGATACCGCGTCTCGAACTCCGACTCCGCATACGCGTCATCAATATCCATCTGCTTCCGTGCCCACGATTTCGCCGTTGTAATTTCAATCGGCCGTAGGGACTCAGGCGTGACGTCATCGACAACGATATACGCGCTCTGAAGGGATTTAATATCCCACGTCTCTTCTGCATTCCAGTAATCAACCAAGGCCGTCATCGGCACCTTGGAATTCGCCGGAATAGTGGCCCTAACCCGGACCTCCTCACATCGCCAGTCGTGTTGCAACTCCGCAAACTTTCTTGCGTTGTTTAACGCGAGCATGCAGAGCTGTTGAAATGCAGCTTCAGTAACAGCAGCTCCACCTTGACTTCCCGCAGGTCCTGTTGAGACTTCCGGGTAATTTACTTGGAGATACAGCTTGACTGCACTCAGGATCGGCGTTAGATCGGCAGGCATAGGTTAGGGCCAGAGTCTGGCATGAACGGTTGAAGAAGCTGGTTTAGCTTCCCTGGACACCGCGATCGCCGAGAGTGCCGGTCGTCGGCTTCTTGGAGATCACTTCCTGTCCCATTTTGTTTTCACCACTCACGTGCGGAGGGTGTTCTTTGGCGAGCGCGGACCCCTGTTGATAGGGTGCCTCACCTTCGGTGCCGTCGAAATCCATCCCGACACCGCCCGACTTGCGAAGTTTCTCACTGGACATTGTGTTTGTTTTCCTTTCGTTTGATTGTGAAGAGAGTTAGTAACTTCCTCCCAACACGGTTGCCAACTAGGTCAGGGTGACCTCGTTGAAGTTGTAGATGAGCATGTTCGCCTCGGGCTTGCGCACTTCGAGGGAGGCTTCCGTAAGCCACTCATCCTTACGGCGATCCGCACCGTTGTTTTGGATCAGCTTCTTGAGCTTGGTATCGCGTTTCCCGAGGGGGCGATACCGCATGTTCTGCACGTCGATGATCAGCATCGCGGACTCGAGAACGGGGTTCTCGTTGAACAGCGGGTGCGACTTGAAGTGCAGGATGCCGTGCGGCGTCTCGATCGTGGTGACATTCATGCCGAAGGTGTCCTCGGCTTTCATGTTCTTGTTGATCACGATACGCGACTCGACCATATCGTTGATGGTCGTCAGGACGTTGCCGCCGCAGAAAACCAACTTTTCGTAGGTCTTGTTGTTGGTGACCTTGAAGGCACGGCGCATGTAGCCGTTGAAAGTCCTCTTGGTCATGGTGCCGGTCGAGTTGGTGATGATGCGCTTGTCCGGATCGGCATCCAACGTGATGGCCGGAGAACCGGTGCCACGGTAGATTGAGTTCGCTTCCTCGTACTTGCGCAGGTACCACTCGATGCCACCGCACGTGCGCAGGGGCACGTCTTCACCTTCACCGTTGTTGACCATCTGTGTCGAACGCGTGCCAAAGAGGAACGCCTTCTCGATTTCGGTCATGTGGTCGATGCAGTTGTCCGTCGACTTCTCACGGTAGATACCGGTCTTGTCGAAGGTAGCAGGTTCTTCAAGCGCCGTGTTCGTGAACGAAAACGGTGTGCGGAAGATCTGCGTGTAGTTCATCGGATTGCACGGAAGGATCAAACGGCCGTTACCGACCGAGTTGGAACCTTCTTCATTGGCAGTGCCGATGACGATGGCATACACGTTGACAGGCCCCTTGGTGGCATCGGTCGTGTTGTTGGCGCTGTTGAGAACGCCCGTCACAGTTTCGAGGACACGGATCTCGACGCGATCCGCCGAGGGCACGTTCACCACGACTCCACGAACTTCAACGAAGGTCGTGTTGGACGTGGGAACCCGTTGAAGGAGCAGCACCTGCGTGACGCGGAATTCCGCGGACGAGGCCACCTTGAGGCGGTAGACTGTTCCTTGAGTTAGTGTTGCCGGAGACGCAACCGCCGTATCACCCCCAGAAAGGGAGATGGGGAAGACGCCACCTGGCGCCGTGAGTTGCGTCTGGACGGAACGCCAGCGTTTCTCGAACCACCCGAACTCCGGGTGGTCCGTCATTTCCGTTTCCATCAACGACAGAAGACCGGTCAAGGTTGCTGCACCATTTGGGAATTGGTGAAACACCTCGCGCCTGTGGTTGTTGGCACGGAATCCTTCAGTGGCGAATGTCGCGCCAGAGACGAGACCGAGTAGGCTCATGGTTTATTATTTGGGTTTGGGGTGCTTAGCAATGCTCCTGACCGACTATTTCTTCCAAATGGAGAATTCGTCGACCGCACCGTTGGTTGGTTTGGTGCCGCCGCCGTTTCCTCCACCTGAAAGAGTAGCCATTGGTGGCATTCCTCCTGGATTGTTTACGGGTTTCTCTTGCGTTTCTTGCATGGGGAGTGTGAAACCGGGGTTCAATTTCTTGAGCACGGTCTCGACTCCTTTCGCAATAATCTGTCGCGCCTTTGCAGGCGTTTCGGCTGTCGTCCCTTTGGACGCCAAGTCCGCGGCCACGGCGCGAACGATCTCGGGGAATTCCTTCAGCGCGGGGTACTCCCCGTAGAAGGTATTCTCGACCGTCTGGCGTTGCGTGTCCTGGTAGTGTTTCATCACCGGCTCGAAACGCTGAAGCAGCGCATTCATGCGGTGATCGACCAACAGGTCGGAGTAGCGTTGGGCCTGCTGCATCATTCCCGAGCGCAGGGCGACGAAAGCCGCGTTGCGTTGTTCGGGCGTTGCACCTTCAGCGAAGGCTTGGTTCCACGAGTTGTGGAAGTTGTCGTCAGGGTTCCAGACCTTCATGAACTGGTCACGCTGTTCGGGTGAGAGTTCGGCCGGGGGCTGGTTCTGCTGCGATTCGCGTTCGTCCATGACGCCGCGAACTGCGTTGGCGATGTCCTCTGGGCTGTAGGACGGGGATGCCGGCGGTGTCTGGGTGGTGTCACCAGCGGCTACGTTGGTATTTGTGTCAGTGTTCATTGTTGGTCTTGGGCTGTCTCTGGGTTCTCGGGTTCAGACTCGGCCACCGTTGCGGCGTTTATCTGGTCCAAAAGCACTCGCATCGTTTTGATGTAGTCGTCGAAGTATTCGATGGCTTGTTTAGCGATGCGCCTCTCACCGATTGCTTGTTCACGGTTGACGAAATTTTGAAAACTCTCAGGTGCTGCGTCGATTACGGCGTCTGCACCAAGTACGATTGAACCGAATTCCTCTTTGAAGTCTAGATAGGCTTCGGTCATGATGAATGTTCGTGCAGTCTCGAGCCGTTCTCGTGCCTGCGCGGCACTCATGTTAAACTTGAGGTCCGGGGTTTCCTCCTGACTGTCCAGCGGGTTGTCCATTTTGGGCTGCTAGTTGTTGTGCTACTAGGTTGGCGATCTGCTGCATTGCGTTCTCTCCTTGGAAAGCGAATCGTTGGAGTTTGGTCACGCCGCGAAGTCTGTACATTTCCTCCATTACAGCCTTCGGATCGAGGTTGAATTGCACGGCCGCTTCAGGATTGGACAGGAGCACTGTCAAGATTTCCTGAAGAGACTGAGCAAGGTAGAGCTTGTCTGATGGTAATGTACCATCGAAGACAATGAGGTCGTTGTTCTGGACGAGTTCCTCGGGAGTTCCCTTGAACTCTGCAAACGCCTCTGGAGTGGCGTCTTGACCAACGACGAGCTGAAAGGTGGTGAAGTCTTGACCTTGGCGCTGGTTGGTAATCATCGTCTGTCCCATTGGAGCCAGCGCGCCTTCCCACATGAGGGAGAAGACTTTGCGAATGCGCGCCGTCGAGCCTTGAGAAACTGCACGCATTTCGTAAGCACTTCGGCGACCCTGCGTTGCCACGCCCATGGAGTTCTCGGAAACCCCGGTGATCTGCGGCATCAAACCAGCCACCGTGTTCATATCCTCCAAGTGGCGTGCAGTGACGTCGGTGACGGAGAGTTGGTGCACGAACTTGCGAGGATCCTGACGTGCTGCGTTCTTCTTCAGGAGGATGACGCGAGACTTGATGTTGACCGTTGCCATATCCACACCTGACGGATCAACCACCATCTGGTTGTCGAGTGTGCGGGTAACTGAGGCAACACGGCTGTTGAAGAACCAGTCAGCCACTTCCTGGAGTTTACCAACGATCTCAGCCAGGGACTGGTTGATGAGTTCGTGCATGTCCGGGTTGAACTGCTGCACAAACACTGGAAACACGCGGCTCAGGTAGCCGTAGGGTTCGAGACGGACGATGCGGCTGTCGTTGGCGTAGGTGACAACGTAGCGAATTGGGAAGTCTTCTTCGCCGAGTTTCTCGTCACCAGGCAACTCGACGTCTTTCGGAATGAGGTCGACATAGACTTCAGTGAGAATCACGTTCTCCTTGTCGTCATCACCCTTCATGAACTGGGTCTTGGTGACGCCACGTTTGGCGAAGTCCCCCAATTTGTAAGGCTGCACGTGCTTGGTGCCGGCGAAGACTCCAAACTTCTCCTGTTTGCGCATGTGGTTGAACGTGGTTTCCTCTTCAGTCGCGAGGAATTCACCTTCTTGATAGCGCGTCAACGGGATGCGAGTGTCAGGAAAGACACGATATGGGGACACGCTGTAGAGCTTGTTGCCTCTCCACGTGACCACTTTCTTCCATTCAATTTTGGTCGTGCCTTCTTCAGTAGTCACGCCGTTAATGACCACGGGTGGCTTGTCCGGAACCTGCATCGGAATCCAGTCATACTCAACCACCCAGCAGCATTTGATGGCACCGAGAGAGAACTTGGCGCAATCCAGAAGGAATTGATAGAGCAACTGGGTCTGCTTGCTGTTGCGCATGTCGCGATCAACGAGCATCTCAGCTGGAGTGGCCTTCTGGAAGTCTTCTGCTCCCGTGGAATCCAACTCATAGACGTACTTCCGTTGCATCAGGGTCATCAACCCGAATGCCACGAAGGTGTCGACTTGGGCGTAACTGAGAGGTACCACCTGTTTGACAGGATCCTTGACTTCCGCAGCCTTGCGGTCCTTACGATCGCGAAGTTTCTCAGCCCGGTACGTGCGGTGACGCTCGTCCCACACCGAGTAGTAGTTGGACATATCCGCGCGACTTTTCGCAACGAGTCCCTTCACCTTGCCGAGCAGCTTACCGTGCCACTCGTCCAGGTGCTCTTCTTTGAGGAGTTTCTTGATTTTCTCAGTCATCATAGCCATCAACTTCAAGTGAGACTTCAATGTCCATGTCCTGAGGTTCGAAAACCTCCCTCTGACCGAAATGGGCCTTGGTCTTTTCGTCCAGGTCCACGTAACCGGGGTGTGTTGACATCAAACGGTACAAGTTTTCCATCATGTGGTCATTTTCGTCAATCGGCTTGTCAGGATCTTTCAAATCCCACATGTATTCTTCGAATTCGAAGAGAGTTTCCCGTAAATTCTCTGAGAACTGCACGACTGGGCGTCCTTTACTGTCGCGCTTCGTCAAGTATTCCTTGACTTTCAGAATTCCACGCTTCAAGTCCTTGGGAGCCTTCTCACCAATGATGCCGTGGTTCAAAAACTCACCCGCAAGCGTAGATTGGTCGATTGGAGACTCGATGTATGCACGCGGATCGATGAGAGTCTGGAACAAATTGCGACCCTGGACGACTTCGTTGAACAGATTCGCAGTCGTTGCGATGATTCGGGTCTCAAACAGCTCAGCAAAGTAGAAAATGTAGCACTCGTCGCCAGTCCCAATGGTGGCCTCGAACAATACTGCCTGCGGTGTGCGTTCGTGCGTGTCAATTGCAGCCCGAATCATGTACCCAGGCTTCTTCACATACTGATTTCCCTCTGCGTCCGTGTCCCAAACGGTCCTTGGCGGGTCATTCAACCCGGCCCAACCCATAATTTTGAGATCGTCTTCAGTGTAGAGATGGATGTTACGGTCAAACTCATCGTAAACAAACCCACCAGCACCTGAAGGAATGCCCGTAATGCGAGCTGCTCGTTCCTCTTTCTTGAGGGTCTTCGCATAGTCGTCAATGTGCTCCTTCGTCAACATCTTGTTGTCGTAGGACGAGCCCAAGATGACGAACTTCTTCTCGTTTTCGAACGGATCGGTCTTCTCCGTGACGGCTTTTCCACGTGGAATGAAGAACCGATTGATCCAGGGATGGATAAGCGGCGTGCAGGTGAACCAAGCAGAGCCGCCAGTGTCCATCAAACCACGACTCACTGCAGTCCACAGTGCTTCTGGGCACGGTTCGTCGACATGAATGGCGTCCCATTGAGAGGACTCACCGCGTTGGGGTGACTGTTTGAACGAGGCGATCGTCTGGATCTTGATCACACTGGTTCCGCCCCAGATACTCTTGATCTTGATCGTATCAATGTCGCCGCTCGGTCCAACATCGTACCCTGCAAAGGCGTCTTTCGGAATGTACTTCCAGAACTTACCATTCTCGAGGTTGGTGAACACGTCATCCGACTTGCCCCAGTCTTCAACGATCAGCAAAATGCGCACATGCCTTTTGGGAATTCCCGAGTATCTCGCCGGGTCGGTTTCGTTGTACCACGAACGCTCGCCTCGGCACCAGGCAATGTCCTCAACAACACCCAACTCCGACTTCCCGAACCTGTTACCCGTGCGCAGGTAACGGTATTTGTAGTGTCCTTTACGATGGAACAGGTCGTGCTTCCAACCTGCTGGACGGTAATACTTCAGTCCGTCCGATTTAAGGATAATAGTCTCCTGATCCAACAGAGCAAGCATGCGCTGTTTCTCACGGATCTTGTTGATTACATCCTTGTTCATATAAACTGCTGGAAGAGCCCTCAGAAGACCCGACGGGGAGGACCGTCAGACAACCCGAAAACGACTAAGGGCTCTTCCATGTTAAGCGTAGAATCGCCGACAGGCGATGAAGATGTCAGACTTGAAGTTCTGAAGGTTCAGTGAGTTAGACTGATTGCCTCCCAGACACTCAAACAGTTTGTGGGTGATCACGTCCTGGACGTAGATGTTGACGTGGAACTGGTTCGCACCAGTCTGCCACACCATCACATCACCTGGCTCACGATCCTTAAGGAGCACCTGATCGCCCCACTGAGCCCATTTGATTGCGCGCTGGAACAAGTCCGGCACAGGCAATCCCACGTCCAAGCACATGCACCCGACGAAGACGCCGCACCACGAATAGCGCGAGTCGTCACGATTCAGATCGGTTGGATTCTCCTTCTCCGTACGAGCAATCCAAGCTGCAATCTGAGGATGGGACTTAGTTCCCGGAACTTCACGTATCCCTTGACCCAGGAACGTGCGAGCATGACGTAGGAGTTTGACCTGGTCACTCATTTGTCGGTTTGTTTGGTAACGCCCGGACTTGGAGCGTTGGTTTTGTCCTTGTCCTTCGAGAACAGGTTGCCAACCCCTGCACTCACGATGCCGAACATTGCGAGCACGAGCTCCATGTCCAGCTTGCCATTGTCACCGCCGGTGGAGACTTCCACCAGGATGGCACCAAGTGCGCCAAAGATTGCACCCGCGCCAGCGATTGACGTTTTCCATGAAGAGTTCTTCAACATGATACTTACTGTTTTAATGGTTACCCACTGTTCGAGGCGTGGCTTCCCTCTTCGAGACTTTCGAATTGCTTCGTATGGATCACTGCTGCCCACCTTTATACATTTTATTGGTTACCGGAATAACACCTGCCGCGATTGCAGCAGTCTCAGCAGCCGTTGCCGCAACGTCAGTGGCTCGTTCACTAACGCCTGTCATTCTCTCCAGAAGCACGTACATCTTCTGAGACAAACCGAAAGCTTGCTTCACTGCAACATGAGTAGACTCCGAAATGGCCAAAGTCTTCTCTGCTAACTGGTTCATGATATGCGTCTGTTCCTTATGCTCCTGCTTCCTGGACTCTTCTCGTTCTCTCGACGCAATCAGAAGATCCACATACAAGGGTGAGAGCTTATTCCACACCGCCCTCACCCCCATTACAATGCACCCAATCACCACAGCCGCAACCACAATAGGGAACCCTAGGTCCCTGCATACAAAGTAAAAATCATTGAGCCACGGCTGTGAGAATTGGTGCATGTTAGCGTGCAACTTGAGCGGGTGGAGTAACTGTCGGGACGAAGGTTGCCCTTTCCGTCACACCTTTGTCCAGCCCCAGTGTGGTGGCGCTGTCAATTGCGTGCCGTTTTGTGGCACCAACTTCGCGGATTTCCTCACCCCGATTTAGGATGATTCCACCTGCGACCGCACCACCGGTTGTAATTGCTTGTCCGAGGACCTTTGTGGAGTCCTCACGAATGGCTGAATACTTCGCTTTGGTTCCGTTGGGAAGTTCCACGGAGGCGAGAATTCCGTCGGCCTCAGCACCAAACGTGCCTCCGAGGTCAACACTGACTGTCTGGCCTGTTGCAGGATCGACGTACGTCACCTTGGGACGTGTAGTGCAGCAGCACAGACAAAGCGCAAGAAGGTAAGAAAATCCTTTCATTCAGCAAACAACTTGACCGTTGCCTCCGCGTGGGATGTTTCCTGAACGGTTGGTGGAGCGACATACGGGACTTCCGTAGTGGTCGTTGTGACAGCGCCGTCGACGGAGTGATGCTCTGTGACGGATTTCATGGTGGGAGTTTTGCTCCCAAGCAGGCTGCAGGACGTGCAGATGCAGGTCAAGACAGCAAGAATAATGACTTCGGGTTTCATTATTATCGGATTTGTCCTCTGTTATCGATCCAACCGAGAGTGAAGATTCGGACGGTTGTGGTTGCGGCTGAACTCCTCGCGTAAACTTGCCCGAGGGTGTCAGTCGTAATTTGTTCGGGACCGCCGTGCACTACACTCGCTGCAACCTGAGTACGAAGAGTTGTGCCCGGTACTGCCGTAATGCTAGGTGCGACGTCGGCGTCGAGTGTTGGTCCGATGTTGACTAACACACCAGCAGCTGCGTTGGAAGCTAGGCAGCGTACCATGGCGTCAACGACGATGCCTTTCGGGACTGACAGGGTTGCGGTGGTGCGCGCTGTGGTAACTGCGGTCGTGTCCAGGTCCAGAGTTGGAGTGGACAAGAAGAACTTGTCGCCGACTTGACGGAAGGCAAGGTTTGAACCGCCGACACGAACGATTGATCCGATTCGTCTGAAGTGTGTGTAACCAGTAGGGAGGATTGGGCGCGCTTGGCAGTAGGTGGTTTGAGTGATACTGCCTGACGTGTTAACCGCAGCGCCGCCTAGGACTGTGGAGATTTGGAACTGGGTTTCGGTAAGTCCTGCTGCGATCACCCAGTAGTCCGTGTCTTCCAAAATGCCTGTGGGCAGAGTGCCATCGTTGTAGAAACGAACACTCGAGCCGGCGACTAGTCCATGGCCGTTGCCGGTGGTGCCCCAAGTGACGACTGCGGGCGTTGCAATGGTGATTGATACGTACTCAACATCATCGTGGGATAAAGATGCAAGAATGTCTGATCTGGGAGTCGCGGGGTTCTTGATTACGTGAATGTGGTAGGTTCCGTTGGCGATGGAACCGTTGTCCAGCATTCCATTGTTGTTTCCTTGGACCCAGTTGACGTCAATACGCTTGGTCAAGGAGCGGTCGGTGTTTGCTGCAGGACTGAAACCTGTCCAGTGCATAGACTTAATAACTGCTGGAGTGGGAAGTACAGCGAAGCCTGACTGTGAGTTAAATGAGCCAGCACTGCTAGCTAGTCCTGTGAGAACATCAATGTCGTTGGCGGGGTCTGTAGCGTTCGTTACCATTCGCAACCCATGAATGTAACCGTCCTGGGCCAAGTCTCCAATGATTTCTGCACCAATAACTGAACCAGCAGCAACGACATCATCGTTGGCGATTACATCATCGAAGGCTTGTACGTCATCGGTTGCAAATAGATCTGTTGCACCAATCTGAGGGCCTGCGGAAATATTGCCAACCACAATCAAAGCGCCTCCCACACGAGAGTTCTGTGCAACACTCATACCACCAAGGGTGCGAATGGCTCCTGTGGTGCCGTCGCTTGTAGTGGCGTTAGTCGTGTTGGTGTTGACGAATTCTCCACTGTTCGTGTTGGTTCCACTAGTTCCAAGAGCTCCAATGGTACCACGTGCAGTTGCAGCGTCCGGGTCATTGAGCATCGTTTGAATGAACGCATGAACACCCAACGTGTCAAGCATATCAGGTGAACTAACGTCGTCCAACAGAGACCTGGCCAGTGGAGTGAACGCCGTTGTGTCCATTGTGGTAGGACTGTCAAAGTACGGCAACCTGTCAGCAGCTGGCACGAGACTCAAGAACTCAGTGAGGATTGTGGTGACGTCCTGCTTGGTGTTCAACTGAGTCTGGATGTTCGAACTGACACCAACGAGGTGGTTCAATTCCACACCAGTCACACTCACCACAGTGCCGTCGATGTTCCACACATAGCCTGTAGCAAACGCCAGACTTCCCAGATTGAGAATGTCCAGCGTAGTTCCAGCCCCGATCTTGAAACTCTCGGTCACTTCATTGGTGACCCCATTCTTGCGAATGTCCTCGAAGCTCGTCTGCGCGGAGAGTCCGCCGACAAGGGTGAAAAGAAACAACAGAGTTAAGCTGTATGCTTTCATGTGATTACGCGATTCTGACCCAAATGACATTGTTTCCGACTGCGTTGTAGTCGAGTGGACGTTGGAAGTTCACGCCGTCCGAGGCGATCAAACCAGTGTTGGTCTGAAGTTGCCAGACGTTGAACACTCCACCAATTGCGGTGAAGATGACCGTCATCAGTGGCAACGCACCACCGACGGTAATGATCGCGTTCAACGCGGTAGGCGAGCCGTCGTCGATGGAAGTCCAGTAGCCTGGGTTGTGGAAACCTGAAGGGACCTCAGGTGTGGTGATCACTCCATCGTATGCGGAGTTAATGATCACTAGGTCGAACGTCGCTGACGGACGTTGAACCGTGTCGCCAGCATTGCGCCACACCCAGGTCGCTGAGAACAACGCTTCAGGTAAATCGTCGGAAGGGTTTGCGTTGGACTTCAGCTCAGCAAGAACGCCGGCGGTATTAGTCCCGAACTCTTTCCGATACTCACTCGATCCCACGTGCAGATCCGTGTTTGCCAAATTAACCACAACTGAGTTAGCCGAGTCGAACTTGTTCTTCGGCTTGAGAACCAAGTTCAGTGCTTCACCTGCACCAAGTGCGTACGTCGAACCATCGTTCGTCAATTTCGTTCGAGCCAACTCGAAACCAGAACGGATAAGAATCCGGTCCTGCACTTCAACACTGCGATTGAAGATATCGAATGTGGTAAGCATGGTTGGAAAGGTTTCGTTGCTGCCCAGGTCTACAGGCTATGATAAACACTGAGCAGCAACGTTCCGCTGGCGAGCGGGAATTAAGGAGCAGCAACTTCCACGAGTGTGAGGACACCAGCAGAGGTCTGCTGGAATCCACGCCAGGCAGTGGCGGACACGCCGTACAAAATCGCACAGACGTTGGCAGCCAGGGCGGATTCCGCGGCTGCTCCGACACCGCCATTGATTCCGATTGTGGTCGGATCGGTGGTTCTCAGTTCGCAGCCGTTCGCCCCAACAGAGACGAGCAAGAAGCGACCTGGACGAGGAACGGGAAGCGTGACGATGTTGTTGGCACTTGCGGACGTAACGGCCACGAAGCCAAGCGAATCGTCGAGGATTCCCGTAGTGAGTCCGTCGGCCGTCGCAACGGCTGTGCCGTCTTTGACGTCTCCGGAGAACAAGTCAAGGATGTCACTGAAGGCATCCGCGAGTGGGTTGGCCCGCTTGTCGTTGGGGCCGGATTGGGTAGTGGTGAGCGGGGTCATGGTCTTTGAGTATTGTCGGTTTGTAGCGCAGCGCGCCGTTTTTCTCTCTCCTGAAGTTTGGCCTCCAGTTCTGCTTCCAGCTTCGCTAGAGTTTCCTCAGGATTTGCACCAACGAAGCCTTCGTCACCGTCAGCATCGCCGTTCTTGTTGGCCGGCGTAGGACGTCCGAACGCTCGGTCCAGAATTTCCTTGCCTGCATTAATTCTCTCCGAAGGTTTAGCTGCCGGGTCCAGCACGATCTTATGCAGCGCCAACATCACGTCGACTGCCATACCACTCGCGAGCTGCTTCAGCGCATACTTCCCACGAGCTTCGATCTCACGTGCAAACATTTCCTGCAACGTAGGATCTTCAAACATCGCCTGGATCTTGTCCTCAGGCTGTTTCAACACGAACGCAATCTGGTTCGCACCCATCCCCTGTAACGCCATGAAGCCAACAGTCCGCATCAAGCTCGATTCCTTCGCTTCCTTAAACGGAATGATATTCCCGTTCGAGCCATTCTCTGGCATGGACGGTTGAAGGAACCTGTTGACGGCTGTGGCTAAGTCTGGCATTAGCGGATGGTGAAGGACGAATCCGTTGGCTGCAGAATGACTGGACGAGGCTCCGCCACGATGACTGGAGGCGGGGACGGAATAGTGGAGTTCATGCCTGCACTATAGCATATCGGTAGCACAAGTCAAGTCGAGCGATTCAGGGAAACGCCTACTCCAGTGCCGCCAGGCAAATGGTGTCAGCTTTACGAAGTAAAGGAGATATATCTTACTCACCCTGTTCCCCACTTCTCCCTTTCCCATTGGCGATCAAGGGTAAACGAGAGGCATTCAAAACGTAAATTCGCGCGAGGCTGTTATAAGGGTATTGCAGACCATCCCCTTGGGCAAGGGTACCCCTTCGGATTTCCACTCTCGCCGGTTTTCCTCAATGGTTAGAGAGATGCAGAATGGTTAGTACCCGAGCACTCTTGCTGATACGAAATAGAAAGCGGTTGGGTCCACACGAGAACCCCAATGGCATCGAAGCAAAAGCGCAATGCGTAAAAACCGCGCCGGCCGATTTACTCGCCGAGGACGATCTACTCTCCTACTAGGCTACAAGAGAACGACTCTGGCTGAATAAGGAATTACGAGTACCCCGCGGCATTTGGTAAGTGGTGAGTCTAAAATCGGTATACCGATAAACTCTAGCCGCAAAGCAATGATGCATCAGGCCCTACTCTCTTACACTCTACTTAGATGACGATCAAGAACGAGCAGAGCCAGCAATGCAATGTCACGCTTTACCAAATGTCGCCGAGTACTCGTAAATCCACAAAAATGGTATGGGCTCTATAAGGGACTCGTAGCGGTACAACGAAATTGAAAGTTATATCAACTATGAAAACCATTAGCAAGCTCAAGAAGGCGCAGAAGGTGGAATGGGATACCAAGGAAAACGGTGTCAAGGTGGAAAACAAGAAAATCGTGAAGAACGTGAAGGTCACGGTCACGAATTCGGTGGAAATCTTGGACCTGATCAACTGGGTCTTGGCCTTGTTCGGATACGATTTGATCGAAACCCTCGATGAACTCGACTCCGACATGGCTGAGTTCAAGTCCCTCGGCGGGGTGTGCAGGCTGATCGCAAGTCAGCTCCTGCAGCACCAAGGCTCCACGGCTACGGTGGCAAAGGTGCTCGAGTTCGCGAAGGGTGAAATCACCCGTGAGGAACTGGACGAGTTCGTGTACACACACGACTACACCAAGGTCGGGAAGACCAAGGCTGACCCGGCGATGGAAGCCGCAAAGAAAATCGCGTCCCTACTGGGATGCAGCATCGAAGTGGCCTTGGAGAAGGTCAAGGAACTGCAGGGTATCACCCCGCAGGAGGACGTGGAAGACGACAACGACAGCGACAGCAGCGAAGACGAACAGGAGTAAGTAAACCCACCGCGCGAGTCCCTCATTGAGTCCATACCTCTAGGATGAAAGGTGGATAAACCACTGTAAAACTATGACAGACATCGACAAAGCTAGAACGGTGCTGAGAGTGATTGTAAGTGCAATCCTCGAAGCGGTCAAGGAGGCCGACAAGACCTCGGTTCTGAAGGGTATTCCTTCGGGGCACTTGTACGCAACGCTGAACGGTTTCGGGCTCCAGCTCGACACCTACATGGCGATAATCGAAGCGCTGAAGAAGTCCGGCCAAATCAAAGTCACAAACCACCTTATCACACTACCATGAGATACCAAGACGTTCCCAACGGTTGCCTCGAAGGCATGTACCATCAGGCTCTGCAGAATGTGCTGGAGGACAAACTTGTCCGCCGCCACAAGATCTCGAGCCTGTCACTCCGGGTTGTTCCCAACCCCGACAAGAGCGCAATGAACAGCGAAATTGTCATCGCCACGGCGGAGTTGAAGGTCCGGGTCGAGTACTCGAACGAGTACAACATCCACGAAGCCAAAGTCGCGAAGGCGTTGTAAACCTTAGTAGCGCGGAGGTCCAATCCCTCCGCATCTACCTTTCATCCTAGAGGTCAAACCACATAACCGAAATGAAACATGGCAGAGTCGAAACACAAAACACACCGTCAGCTTCCGCTCGTAGAAAGTCACTGGAGTTTCAACGACTTCACAGACGCGCTAAACCGTGCCGAACATGGGTTGCGAAGCGGAAAGGGTCGTAAGAAGTCCACCTGGACTCCGGACGAAAGAGCAATTGAACAATGTACTCGGTTGTTGGGATGCAACCGTGAACAAGCCATCGACATCCTACGGGCTGCGAAAGGGGCCACGAAGTAGAGAATAGTCCATGCCAGAAACCGGCACGCACGAGGAGACTCGGCGTGTCGGGCTTTTGGCGTTTCTGGGAGGCTCCGTGTGCACTAGGAGTGGTTTGGACGTGTGCAGTCAGCGTCGGGAAGGGAAGTGAACGGGAAAAATTTCCGGTGCGGAAAAACTGTATGTTTTGCTAGGTTTTGCCCAATTTATGCGTTCACGTACTAGCGTAGTCTATTGGTACTCGTGAGTCGCTGGTAACTGGTGAGTGAGGTCTGGACAGGAGGGATCAGTAGTGGTCGGGAATGGTCGCTGACCGACTCAGGGGCTGTGCAGAGCGAGGCGTATGCGACCGTCGCTGATCGGAATGGAGGAGGGGGTAGGGTGTATTATTTTTTTTTTTTTTT